CGCATCATTGGTGCCAGCTATACCGAGAACAACCAAATAATCACGGCCGTTGGCGCAATCTGGCGTTGTCGCATTAACCTTGGTGCCGATAACACCTTAGCGGGAGTATAAAACTATGCCCACACCAACAAGTATTGTTACCCAGGGTAGCGAAGCGCGACTATTGCAAGAAGGCATCAACGCCATTGCAACAATCGAATACAAGGATTACCCAATGGAGAAGGATAAAATCTTCACCATGGAAACATCCGAAAAAGCTTATGAGCTTGATGTATCTTTGAGCGGCACCGGCCTTGCAGCCGAAAAGCCCGAAGGCACAAGCATTCAGTATGATGCGGAAAAGCAAGATTTTGCGACCACGTACACGCACATTGTTTATGCATTGGGCACCATCATCACGATGGAAGCGCAAATGAATAACCTTTATCGTGATCTGATTGCGAAAGCTGGCAAAATGCTGAAACGTTCATTGGTTCACACTGATGAACAGATTGCGGCCGATGTGATCAACAATGCATATTCAGGTTCTTTTCCGATTGGCGATGGCTTACCGCTGTTTAGTACCGCGCACTTGCTTGGCAAGGGCGGCACTTTCGCCAACCGCTTCACGGTAGCCACCGCGCTATCACAAGCGGCGGTTGAAGATGCGCTTATTGCGATTGAAGATTACCGTGATGGTGCGGATTTGCTGATTGATGCCAAAGGCGTATCACTGCACATTCCCCGCCAATTGCGTTTCACCGCTGACAGAATCTTAGCTTCACGCTTTGAACCTGACACCGGCAACAACGCGATTAACCCGGTTGCGCAAATATTCCCCGAAGGCTATCACGTGAATCACCGATTCACTTCGGCCACTGATTGGTTTATCAAAACCGATGTGGAAGATGGCTTCAAGGAATTTGAACGCATGGGTTACACGTTCGATACTGATAACGATTTTGGTACGTCGAACTATCGCCACAAGGGTATGTTCTACAAATCCTATGGTGTAACTGATCCACGTTGCGCTTTCGGAAGCGGCGCGTAAAAACCCGGTCGAACTTGGTGGCGGCCTTCGGGCCGCCATTGTTCTATTTAAGGAATGAGTAAATGACCACACGATTTAATTCTATTGGTACGGCGGGCCGCAAGGGCACCGCGCAAAACGCACAAGGCACCGTTGCTGATCCGTACCTAAAAACGTTTGTGATCCCAATTGTTGGGGTTGCATCGACTGCTTCACAAGATACCGGCGTTGAATTGCCAGCAAATGGCGTTGTTCAGGGCGGTTATCTGAATGTCACAACGGCTTCCGCCGGTGCTGGCGCTGAAACCATGATTGTTGGCAATACAACTGACCCGAACGGCATATTGAACGCTGTTGATGTGGGCACCGTTGGCATCAAGAACGTTATTGTTGATCCGGGTATGTCTTTACTTGGTGAAAATGTGTTGTTTGATCTGGTGGCCGCCGATCTTGATGATTTACGTGCGGAGCTGGTTTTGTTGGTTCTTGCGAGTGATGTATAAATGCGCCCGCAAGCCACGCCGGTTTTGGCATCAGTAACCACGGCAATCATCAAAACAGATTGGGAGCAACCCGAATTCAACGTTGGGTTGCAACTGAAAAAAACCGGCACAAATACGGTGGCGGTTCAATGTACCTTGGATGATCCCGATGTAAGTGGGGCCACATGGGTGGCAATCCCCACGGGCTTAACCGCTGCTGGCGTGTTACGTCTTGCGTTACCGTGCAGGGCGGTTCGCCTTAACATGACAGCTTTTACCAACGGCAGCGCACAACTGTTATTGGTGCAAGCCGGGTGAGGCAAGCCGGGGCCACTTGATGCCGCCGCGGTGGGTTCTATAATCCACTAGAATGAATCAATGCGGAATGAAGGGGTTGAGTGATGGCAAAAGTGAAAACGGTGGGCGGGCGCGGATATCTTCGATTGCCTGATAAACAGTTTGAGCCACACGCATCAAACAGCATTTGCGATGTAACTGGCTTCCGCATGAAAAGCACGCAATTACTACGCCGGTGGGAAGGTTACATGGTGGTTGCGGCCGCTTGGAATCCACGCCAACCGCAAGATTTCCCGGTGATCCCTACAAAACAAAGAACATACCCGGAAGCGCGCAAAGGCAACGCGGATGATGTTATCACCGTGATACCCAACAACTTTGACCCGGTATAAGCAATGGCCACAAGCGGTTCCTATAATCTTGATCTGACCTTTAACGATATCCTGCAAGAAGCATATGAATTGCTGCAAGCGGTGGGAAGCGGGGAAGATTTAAGCGGCACGTTGACCACACAAGCGTTGAACAGCTTGAACAGCCTATTGAAAGCGTGGGAAGCCCAAGGGATTCACCTTTGGACGCAAGAAGAATACACGTTGTTCTTGGTGAAAGGCCAAGCCGTTTATGATTTCAGGTTGGCGGCCACGCGCCTGGTTAATGAATTCCAATCAACGGCGCTTTCCGCTGATGAAGCTATTGGCCAAACGGTTCTTGGCGTCACCAGTTCGGCAAACATGGTGCTTGGTCAGCCGATAGGCGTGATTGATGAAAACAATGAATTGTTTTGGTCAATTATTGAGGCCATACCGGATGCAACCAGCGTGACGTTGAAAGATGCGCTAACGGTTGCAGCGGCAAGCGGTGCGATTGTGCGCCATTACAGCCCAACCGATCCAGTGAACACCACGTTGGCCGCTGGCGCCGTTGCAACGGATACCACGGTGGAATTGGCCACGGTTGTGGGTATGTCTGTGGATAACATCATTGGTATCACTGATGATACCGGCGCGGTGTTGTGGACAACCATACAAGCGATTGATACCGACACAAACATTGTGACGTTAAACGATGCCATCACGGCCACTTCATCAATTGGCGTGGATGTGATCACCTACAAAAGCACGCAAAACTTTATTCCAGTTTCACGCATCACCAGCGTGCGCCGCCATGCCGGTGAAAATTCAGACTATGAAATTCCGATTGTGAACGGTTCGCGTGCAGATTATTTTGATTTGCCAAACAAGGATCAAAGCGGAACGCCAATTCAATCGTATTATTCACGGCAAGAACCCCAAGGGGTGATGTACTTGTGGAACGCGCCTTCATCGGCGGTTGATTACATTAATTTTACCGCTGAACGCCAAATGCAGATTATGAGCGGCGATGGCAATGAAACGTTTGATTTACCAAGTGAATGGTTCGATGCGCTCACATATCAATTGGCCAAACGCCTGATCCCGAAGGTTGGATGTTCGCCGGAAAGGCGCCAGATGATTCGCGAAGATGCCCAAGTGTATCTTGAAGAAGCGTTGGCGTTTGACCAATCATTTCATCCAATCAGGTTAAACCCCGTCGAACATGGCTAAACAACCGATATCATTGGGCGGCTCTGATCGCGATTTTAACAGCGTAAAAGCCCGCCAAGGTGCGGTGAACCTTTTGCCTGAAATTGCGAAAGATGGCCAATATGCCACGGTAAAAGATTCATTCGGGCTGACCTTGTTTTCAACGCTTACGGATTTCCCCGGCCGCTCGAACCTGTTTGTGAATTCCGGCTTTATGTATTGCGTAAGTGGGGCAACCCTTTTCCGCGTTGATGAATTTGGTGTGGCCACCGCGTTGGGTGTTGTGAATGGTTCAGGCCGGGCGCAAATCTTTGCCAACGGTGCGCCTGGTGATAACCAAATAATGATCTTGAACGGCATTGGCCAGGGGTTTGTTTACACTAATGGCGCCGGGCTTGTTCAAATTACTGATCCCAACTTTTTCGCAACAGTTAGCGGCACCGTATTGAATGAGCGTGGCATATTTGTGCGCCGTGATACAAACGAGTTTTTTCTATCTGATGTGACCGATTTTGCCGCGTACAACCCGCTTTCATTTGGTAGCGCCGAACAGAATCCGGACAACTTACGGGCGGCCATCAAGAAGAATTCAGGCGTGTGGTTCCTGAACACTGAATCAATAGAGTTTTGGCAATCGGTAGATTCGGCCACATTGCCTTTGCGCGTGGTGACTGGTGCGAGCAAAGAACGCGGCATTGCCGCCGATGCAAGCTTGGCCAAGGCCGGTGAAGTGTTTTGCTGGTTTGCTGATGATAATACCGTGCGTGTGATTGATGGCCAGCAAATGACCACCATCAGCGGGCTTGATTTTGAATTGAAGGTGCGCGGTGATGGTACGCCAAACTTCCCCGGATTTTCCGTAACTGATGATGCCATCGGTTTTTTCATTGATGGCCCGGCGCATAAAATCTATTGCTTAACGTTCCCAACCGAGGGGTTTACGTGGGCATATGATTTTGCAACGCAATTGGAGCACACGCGGCAATCCGAAGGGTTGGGGTTTTGGCGTGTTGGTGCGGCGGCGTTGTTCAATAACAAGCTTTATGGCCTGGATATCGTGAAGGGTTTGATTTATGAGCTTGACCAAGGCGCCAAGGATGAAAACGGCGAAATAATGCGGCGCGTTTTAACGTTGCCATCAATATCTTTTCCGGTTGATTGGACGTTGCCGCACATTGAATTTGAAATGGAAGTGGGCCAAACAACTGATCCCACGGCCAACCCGGTGATGATCGTGGAATATTCAAAAGATGGTGGCTATACATACCGCGCGCATTCATCAATTTCATTGGGTGATTTTGGTGAGCATGCCAAGCGCGTTGTGTTGCGCCAATTCGGGCGAATTGTTCGGCACAAGGATTTCATCTTGCGATTGACCATTACCGATGCAACCCGATTTCAGGCATACAACGCCTTTGGGGATATTGAATTGGATGGCTAATATAACCACCGACAATTTAAACGCGGGCATGGTGCTTGTTGAGTCTGATGTGATGGTGGCCACGCCATACCTTGAAGATTATTTGTTCAACATCCTTACTGATTTAAACGCCATCAATGATGAAATTGTTGCGGGCGCGGTATCTGATGGCGCAAACGTTGGCACCGGCGCCGAAGTGTTCCAAGAGAAAAACGGAAGTATCTTAGAATTCCGCACGCTTGTTTCCGCTGATGGTTCGGTGGTGATTACGCAAGGCGCTGATGAAATAGATTTGGCCGCATCCAGTTTGACGGATGGAACCGTTGCCAATTCACTTTTAACGTGGGACGCGGTGAGCGGTGATTGGGATGAATTCAAAGAATTGGCCATCAGCTTTTCCGGTGGCCTAACCACATTCCTTTCCGAAGATTCAGTTGGTGCCCAGGTCACAAGCCTAACCATTGATGGTGACGCGGATGTGGCGTTGTTCTTTGATGGCGCCGAAGTGATGCGAACATTGGCGGCGGCATCCGGTGGCCTTGAAGCAAACAACACGCTAACGGGCGCGGGATTCGAGCGGGTTTTAACCACAAGTGATTTGTTGACGTTTGGAAACTGGAAAACATTTTACACTGATGGTTCCGGCGTTTTAACGGAATTGGCGTTGGGCGCTTCAACCGAAGTGTTAACGTCAAACGGCCCGGCCGCCGCGCCAAGTTGGCAAGCCGGTGGTGGTGGGTTAACCCAATTCCAAGACAATGGCCTATTTGGTGAAGGGCTTTATGATGCCACGGTGGTTTTTAGGACTAGCGCGGGCGGCATTGATGTTGCGGATTCTAGCGGCGATGACCCGATTATCTCTTGGTATCGTGATTCGACGTTTGCTACCCGCACTGCTTACATAAACACTAACAACATCACTAGCCATATGACCTTTCTTTCATCGCAGACTTCGGGGCACATGCTATTCTATGCTGCTGATAATACTGGTGTGGCTGGCTTGGTATTTGAGATTGATCCTGATACAAGTACCGACTTGTATTACGATGGTTCAAATGTTTTACGAACCCAGCCGCAAGGCATATATATTGCGTCAAGCACGTCTGACGCCGATCCGTTTATTGGCTTCTATAGCACTGATGCATTTTCAAGTAGATCTGGCTACATACAGTTCAACAATCTTAACGGGCTAATCATTGAGCAAGAAGTACACGGGTTGCCTATTACTCTCCAATCGGAAGATAGTGGAGGTACACTTAGGCAGCTTTTTGTGGGAGATCCTGACGGGGATGTAGAGCTTTATAACGATGGTAACCTGGCTTTTCTAACAACATCTGTTGGCGCTGGAGTACAACACCCAACAAGCACTACCCCTCGGCTTGACCTACGAAATAATTCTAGTACACGCGTGGCTTCGTTCGAAGCTAACACGACGATAACCAAGATAAAAAGTGTCATTCACGGTGGTAACGTAAATCTCACCGGAGAGAACACGGCTGGTACAGAGCAAATCTTGTTTGCTGGCGACCCCGATGGGCCTGCTGAGCTGTACTACGATGGAAGTTTGGTTCTATCTACGCAATCAGGCGGCATTTTAGTTCAAGATGATTCCGGTAATGTGGCTGATATTGATTTTGCGGGTTCTACTGGCACGGCGCTTGGGCGCCTGGTAGCGACTACAACAAGCTTTTCATTCGGTGCAAGCCAGAATTCCGCATCCGTGAGCATGACTAGCCTTAGTTCCGCCGCCGTTTCGCGGTTCTTATTCTTGGGTGATCCTGATGGTGAAAGCCAAATGTATCGCACCGGAACCGCCGTTCTTGGAACGGCCAGCTTGGGCGCATTTGTTCGGGATAGTGCAGGGGATAACCCGTTGTTGAGAATGGAAAGCAACGCGGGTGTTGTTGCCGGTTGGTTGTACTTTGGCGCAACGGGTGGCTATATCCGCAACTATCAAAATGGCACCAATTGGCGTTTCTTGATGAATGATGCCGGTGGCACTTCCCAAACTATCATTGATATGGATGGTGATATTGGCTTGGGCTTTAACGGCCAATCAGCATTTGCGGCGCCAACATATGTGGCCAATGCCACGGCGGTTTTGGATCGCACGTTATTGGCTTCCGCATCAGCAACCACAACCAACAACAACAACGTTTTGGCGGCCTTGATCGCTGATTTGCAATCATATGGGCTTCTGGTTTAGAGGTTCGCAAACAAGACAATGGCGCCTGATCGTGCCAGAATTGGGAAGGTTTAAGGGGCTTTATAGTGGAATTCGAAGATATTGAGTTTGATTGGGAAATCATTGAAGTGGTGAATACCAGCCGTGAGCGTGGCGCAATGGTCAAATATACGCCGGTTGGTGAATTTGCTGATTGTGCGGAATGCACAATGTTTGTTCCCATACCTTGGCAAAAATGCAGGGATGAAAAGCACATGGGTGAATTGGCGGCGCTAAAAATAAATGCCCGCGCACCATGTAACCGATGGTTGAAAGAGGCCACACCACCGCAACCGGATATTTCAGAAAAACTATTGAAAGGCATGAAGGATGAGCGATTCAAAGGCGGCCAGCGAAGAAAGCCAGGTGGCGACAATGACACCGGAAGAAGCGAAAGCGGCGCTAACGTTTCTGAATAGATGTGATCTGAAAGGATCGGAAGCTGATGCCATGGCAACGGTTAAATTTAAATTGATGTTGATTGTGCAAGGCAAGCCGGTGCCACGCACGGGTAACGTAACGAATTTAGTGGGCCGGAAAGGTTCAAGTAGGGGTGAAGAATGCCTTGGGGATTAGCGGCGGGCGCATTAACAGCGGCGGGCGGTATATACGCGGCCGATAAAGCTGGCGACACGGCGAAAGATGCGCGCCGTGCAACAACAGCAACGGCAAGGGAAGAAGCGGCCCGGCAAGAAGAAGCCACGGCCCGCGCCCGTGCAGGATTGCAGCCATACGCCGATCAAGAAGGCATGGCGCGCAACCAGATGATGGCGCAATTGGGGCTTGCGCCGCCGCCTGGTGCCGGTGGTGCCACGATGGGCGGCGGCATGATACCAATGGGAAGCCCACAAGTTGCGGGCCAGGATGGCGCCCGTGGGAGCGAAGGCGTTGAATTCCAGCGTTTTATGGAAAACATGTTGGGTGATCAAATCGCTATTGCCCAGCGTGCGGGTTATTCCCGTGATAAAGCCGTGGCCGAAGGTGCCCGGCGGGCGGAAGGGTTTTTGCAATCGCTCAAACAATCGGGCGATTTGCCTGGTGATTACACCACGCCATCATTGAATGAATTGGTGGATTATGGCCATGAAATGGGCGCGCAAAACCAATATGCGTTCAAAGGTAGCTATGGGATAAACCCGGAAACCGGAAAAGGCATTCAAGGCACCGGCCCGGAAAGCTTGGAAGTGATACGTTCACAATTGGGCAAATTCGGCGGCGCTGAAAAGTTGTTGCCGCAATACTTCGGTGGCGGTGAAGCCGGGCAGCCGGGCGCCATGATGGGTGAGCAAGCGCCGGGTGGTGTTGGTGGCCCGGGTGGCCCGCAAAACATTCAAAGCATCATGCAGCGCGCCGGGGCGGACGGTTTGCCGGAAGGTATGCAAGGCCAGTTCTATGAAGATTTGCAAAATCCGAATTTTGCGATGGGTATGGGTTATGAATCGAACCCGGCTTATCAAAAGATGATTGACGAAACCATGACCAACGTTAACCAATACGCGGCCAACGCTGGCGGTTTGTATTCTGGTGCGCGTGGTGAAGCTTTGCGTGAAGCCAGCGCGGCAACGCAAATGAATTTCCAACGTGATCTTGCCAACCGCCAAGAAGCTGATTTAAACCGGCGCGGCACGGCGGTGAACAACAACCAATCCCGTGAAGATTCTTATTACACCAATTACATGAATATGTTGCAGAATTTGAGCAACCCAACCACGGCCACCAACATTGCCAATTTGGAAGCCGGCAACGCTGCAAACGTTAGTAACATCAATTCCCAAGCCACGGCCGATGCGAACCGTGCGAGGTATGAAGGCACCGCCGCTGAAAATGCTGGTTTGGCTGATGTTACCGCCGGTATCGGTAGCATGGCGGGCGCCTGGATGAACCGCCCAAATCCACAAACGGGGAATGCGGAATATGATGTGGTTAATGGCAATCGACAATATGCCGGGCCACCGGCGCCGTAAGGGGTAACACGATGGCTTCACAACTTTACACGCCATTTGTGGGCGAAGTGATGGGCGGATTGGCCGCCGATATGAAGAAAAAGCAAATTGGCGAGTTGGCGCAAGGCGCATACATGGGCGATGAAGCCGCGATTGGCGAGCTTTACAAACTTGACCCGGCGCAAGCGCAAAGTATTCAGAAATATCAATCAGACCAATCACAACGCGATTTGCAAAACCAGCGTGTTCAGCGCGAAGAACAACGTGATATCACCGCCCAACAACGCGAATGGGCTGAAACCAATATGAATATCTTGCAAGAAGATATGGAAGTGATTGGTTCGATGGATGATTACGAAACCGCCAAGGTTTATGCGGCCGAACGCGCCGAAATGCTTAAAAAAACCTTTGGTGAAGAATTTGTGCCACCAATGGAATTGACACCGGAACGTTTCGCGGCGGCCCAACAAGCGGCCCAAGCCGGATTTGCCAAGAAGGGTATTTCATCATCAACCCCGCGTGAATATGAATACACGAACCCGGAAACCGGTGAAACCTATATGGCGCGGGCTTTGGTTCAAAACGATGCACGTGGGAACCTGCAAGTTAAATATGTGCGTGATCCGCAAACCAATCAACCGATGAAAGCCATGAGCGGCCAAAGCGCCGAACAAGCGGAAGATGTTGCCGGTGCCCGAACCCGTGGCAGTACGCTGGCGGAAATTGATTTGGCTGATGATGTGGTGATTGCCAACATGGCCGCCGAAACCAAGAAGGAATTGATACCAGCGCGCCAAGCGGCCACACAAACCATTGGTGTTGTTCAGCAATTGCGGGAACATCCGGGGCGAACAAGCGCAACCGGTTTGGGTTGGTTGAATCCGGGCAAATTTGTTCCGGGTACGGATGCACACGATTTTCAAATATTGGCGCAGCAAGCCCAGGGTAAAGTTTTCACGCAAGCTTTTGCCGCTTTAAGGGGTGGCGGAACGATCACCGACAATGAAACGGCCAAAGCCGGGGCCGCAATTGCGAGAATGGAAACATCGCAAAGCCAAGAAGAATATTTGGCGGCGCTTGATGAATTCGAGCAAGCCACGCGGGATGGTTACGCCAAGCTTTTGGAAATGGCCAGAATCACGCCAAAAGAGTTTGAAGCATTGATGCGGGGCGAGTTGTCCGAACCTTTACCCGAAACCGGGCAAGTGAACAACGGCACTTTGAACAACCCTGCAAAGCCAACAAGCAAAGCTGAATATGATGCGCTTAAATCGGGCGCTTATTATGTCAAGAACGGCAAAACGCAACGGAAAAAATGATGGCTGAATCATGGGGTGAAGATGATGAAGTGATTGATACCACCATGGGTGGCGTTGATGATTGGGGCGTTGATGATGAAGAAGTTGTGACGCCAGCGCCCGAACCCGAAGGCCGTGAAGGCGCTTTTGGTGGTGTCATGGATACCATGGAACAAGCGGGCCGTGATTACCTTGGCCGTGGCGAGGCGGCGCTCACTATGGCTTCCAGTGTATTGGCTGAACCCATTGCCGGTGTTGCCGGGATTGCGGGCGCTTTATTGCCTGGTGAAGAAGGCCAAGGCGCCGATATGGTTGAAGCCGTGCGGGAAGGCATAACGTATCAGCCAAGATTGGAAGAAGGCCAAGGATCGCTTCAAACCGTTGGCCAAGTGTTGGGGCCGATGGGTGAATGGTTGGGTGGCCTGGAAACCTTCTTGGGTGACAACACCATGGATTTAACGGGAAGCCCACTAGCAGCAACAGCGGCAACAGCCGCGCCAACCGCATTGATGGAACTTTTGGGGCTTGGCACGTTGAAGAAAACTTCAAAAGCCGCCCAACAAGCCAACCGGGCAAAAGAAGTGGCCGATGGCGCTATTGATGCCGCCGATACCGCGCCGGTGCGCATGGTGATGGAAGATTTGGAAGCGCCCACGCGAACGGTTGAAGAAATCACGGCGGATGTTGCCAAGAAGAAATCAGGGCGCTTGGCCGAAGATGTGAAGCCGGATTTGCAAATCATGGCCGATGCCCAAGAGTTGGGTATTAGCTTGAACCCTTCGCACTATTCCACAAATGATGCGTATCGCCGCGTTGAACAAGCCGTGAAGGATCAACCCGGCACATTGTTGGCTGAACGTGAATTGAAAGCCATGCGCGATTTGAGCGCCAAAGGCGATGAACTGTTGCGTGAATTAGGTGGTGATACTGATCGCGGCATATTGGCCATGGATGTTGAAGCCCGCATGGATGATGCCATCAAGGGAATGGAAGATTCAGCGGAAATGGCTTACAAGCAAATTAGGGACCATATACCGCCCGCCACCAAAGTTGAAAACCCTGTTAATTCGCGCACGTATATCAATCAGCGCGTTGAAGCGTTGGGCGGTGATCTCGCATTGTTGGCGCCGGTTGAACGCAAGCTTTACAACTTATTAAACCGAACCAAGAAGGCGAAAGGGCCGGGTGGCAAAATGATTGATGGCGACCCGATCCCGCCAACATATGAAGCCATTGATACGTTGCGAAAAGATATTTCCAGCGGATACAAAAATCAGGGGCCATACAAAGATGATGTTTCGGGCACTTTGGATCAAGTTTATTCAGTGCTGATCAATGATCAAGGCCGGGCCGCGCAAGGCATGGGCGTTGGCAAAGAATTTCTAGCCGCACAAAAGATGGTTAAAAACCGCAAACGAATTGAACAGCGCGCCATGACCTTGTTTGGTAAAAAAATGGAAAAAGATTTTTTGCCGAAACTAACCCAATCAGCAACCAAGCTGACCAAAGGCGAAATCAAGCAATTTGAAGGATTGATGCAAGCGTTGCCCGCCGATATGCGCCAACGGGCGGCGGCCACCATGCTGAATGATTTATATACGCTTGGCGCCCGGAACAAGGCCGGTGGTATTGGCCAAGGGTTTGCTAACGCTTACGATTCGCTTGAAAGAAACGCCAGCGCCAAAAAAGCATTGTTTAAGTATTTGCCGGAAGATGCCGAAAGCCGGTTTGATGCGTTGGGCCGTGTTTCGCGTGGGTTGTATCGCGCCAAGGCCATGGAAAATACCAGCAAAACGGCGCGCTCTATTCTGCAAGCATTGGAAGAAGGTACATTGGCTGAACGTGTTATTAGTGGCGCCGCTGGCGGTGCCGCACGTGTTGCCGGTTGGAAAGCGGGCGGCCACTTTGGCGCCGCCGCCGCTGATCGAATTGATAGGGGCGTGAAATCCATGGTGAAGAATGACCGCGCCGCCGATGAACTACTATCATCAACAGCGTTTGAAAAGGCGTTGAACAAAGCCATGGAAGGAAAAGTGAAAGAAGCGGAAATGATGTTGAACCGTTCTGAGGTTTGGCGCCGCTGGCGAAACACGGTTGGTGAAGGAACAAAAACACAATTGGCCACGCTTGGTGCAATTGGCTATTTGACCAAACCAGCGGAAGAAGAAGAAGCGCAACCAAATGGCGAATGAGGTACTAAACCCACGCCAAGAATTCAAAGATGATGGCAATACGCCGTTGGCTTTGGGTTCGCTTGAATTTTTTGTGAATGGGCAAGAAATAACGCAACTACCTATTTTCTCGGATTCAGGGTTGACGGTCGCGCAATCGAACCCTTACACGCTTGACCACTTCGGGGTTGTGCGCGGCGATGTTCATTATTCAGGGCTTGCCACCATTGTGGTATCCAATGCAGCCGGGCAAAGAATCCGGCGCCTGGATGATGTGGTTGCATCATCGGCCGGGGATACCAATCTAATCACAATCTATGAACCAAGCGTTGCCGCGATGGTATCGGATAACGATTTGGTTGAAGGCGATGTGGTGCGCACCGCCGCATATTATGGCAACACCAACATTGGTGGCGCCCGGTATGTGATTGTTGCCGCTGGTACGGGCACCGCTGACAACTTTTTTTTCCATAATCTTGGCAATGGTCTGCAAGCAAAGCTTTTGGATCGTGAGCGCCGCAACAACTTCATTTATGCGGGCGCCAGGGGTGACGGTGGCACCGATGATGAAACCAGCATGCAAGCCGTTATCAACGCCTGCACGGAAGTTGAAGTGCCTGATGGCTTTACATTTGTGGCGGCCAATCTTTTAATACCGCACAACATCCGGTTTGTGGGTGGAGGTGCGATGTTGCAACTTGGCAATTCATCCGGTGATTTATTCCAAATCACATCTATTGCGGTTACTTCGGTGAAATTTAAAGGCGTGATTCTTGATGGAAACCAGCAAAACGGCAATCAAGCCAACGCAACGGTTGGGTGGGTTTTAAGTGCCTAATACTTTTGCAGCAACCCTAGCAGCATTGCCAACACCACAATTGAATTATGTGATGGATGAAGCAAGCGGTGCATACCTTAATTCGGGCAATGGTGGTTTGGCTGATGTAACGCCACAAAACAGCCCGTTGCGCCAAGGGCCGGGTGTTATAAGAAATAACCCGTTGGAATACGGGTTGTGGGTAACGCCAGGATCAACCATCAGGGCAATTTCAGCGGTGGGTGTGGCGGGGCATCCTGTTGCGGCGGGTTGGACAACGGCAACGATTAGCGTGGCTTTTTGCCATTTTGGCCCAATTGGTGATTCGCCATCCGAAGGCGCAACGTTATTTTCAATTGGTTATAGAAACTCAACAACGTTGAGCGATGCCACCACAATAAAACTTTCAGTTTTAAATCAACGCCTATATTTGACGATTAATAGATTCATAAATACAGCCGGTAGTGATTGGCTGATGGCTATTAGTGATGATTTAACGCCTATTGATGATGGCACGCCGTATATTTTTACGGTGGTTCAAGCCGCTGATGGCGCTGGCATCAGAATGTATTTGAACGGCGCTGAAATAGCGTGCACAACCACTTCAAGCGGCACCGGAATTGATGGTGATAGTTGGGCTGACCAAGTATTGGATGCCAACGGTGTTGGTACGGCGGGTTTGATTTGTTTTGGTTCAAGCCAATCGGGCACGACCGGCTCACCGGCAAGCGTACATCTATCGCACATGATTACTCAGCGCCCACTTGTTTGGCGGAATACGGCGCTGACTAGTGCGCAAGTTATCGGCTTGCATAATTCGGCAGCGTTGGCTTTTGAGCCACAAGATTATTATGAATACATGCTTGATCGTTTTTCTAAAACGCAAAAAGCGTATTACATGAATTTAGGTTGGATTGGTGGCGCGTCTCTTGATTCAGTTTTGGAGGGTGGCATTGGCGTTGGTGCGGCATCACATGGGCAACTGTCATGGTTCGCCACAAGATTGGCAACAAATCAAGCTGATGTATCAAGGGCTTCAAATTACCCGGATTATTTTTCGCGGTATAGCGGGGCCGGTGGGCAATATACACAAACCAGCACAACCAGTTTGTTGGCCGCAAATTCAGCGGGTACAGTTTCCGTTCTTGTGACGTTGAACACGTTGCCGGGCACCAGTAGCTTTTCCCCGCGCCCATTTTATGCGTTCGGGGAAGGCACAAGTGGCCTTGATGAAAATATCACATTGCATTTTGGCGCCACTTCTTTTGGCGCAACTATTATCTATACGGCGGGCCGCGTTGAAAGTAGTGCAAATGTTACCGGTGATTATTATCGGCGCGTTTATTTGCCAGCAGATACCGGGCTTGATTTGGTGTTGCCACACTTCGCTTTAATCACGCTAACCCATGATGGTATAGAACCGCGCCTTTATGTGAATGGTGTGCTTATTAATTCATTTGCTGAATCAAGTGTTGGCACCACTTATGATGCAACAACTTGGTGGGATGGCTTGGTTTCGCCTGCAAGCGTGAGAACGTGCGTTCAGTATCCTAGTTCAACTGCACATTTGGTTGATCTTGATATCCATGAATTTCTAGTGTTGGGCGATAACGCCGCATTAAGCGCGGCCGCCGTGCTTGAACATTGGAATGCGATTAGTGGAGCGTTTGCGCCACCGACACCGACACCGACACCGCCTGATGGTGGCTTTACCGATACGTTGACCAACACCGGGAATGAAGGCGACCCGAACGGCCCAGGGCCGGACCACTATTGGAGAATGAACGCGGCTTCCGGCTTTCCGCCGGATGTTGGCATCAGCGTTGTTGATGGAACCGTGATTGCCACCGGTGGTGATCCTTCATTTGAAGTGCAAGGGCCGCTGATTGACGATCCCACAAACGATGCCATTTATTTTGATGGCGCCGGTGATTATTTTGAAGTTGGCGTTGATGGTATAGCGGGCGCGCTTTGCGATTACCCAATTGGTTCGCTTGGCTTTTTTATCGGTATCAACAGCTTAACCCGTGATCACGTGGTTTATTCACAATCAAACGATTTGGCCAGCGCCTTTATTCAATGGGGTGTTGACGAAAGAAAGCCATATTTTGTGGTTCAAACATCAGCGGGCAATAGCGTGCGGATGGAAGCAAGCCAAGAAGTTGATCGGGATTATGTTTTTGTTGTAATGACCAATGATGGTTCCGAGTATCTTTTATATGTTGGCGGGGCTTTGGATATCGCCGCGACCATCACCGAAACCGGCACCGGTGTTCAAGGTGATTGGTTCGATACCATCACCGCAACCCGAACCGCAATTGCGGCCCGTGCTGATTCCGGCTTCACAACTGAAACCACGGCGCGTGAATCGGAAATCTTCATTTATGATGAAGTGCTAACCGCTGGTGAAATTGGTGCGCTATTCAATGCGGCGCTTGCCGATGGTATTGGCGGCAATGCCAACACGTTGGGCGTTCTTGATTTTGAAGATGTGACGTTCCGCAATGGCGGCTTTGCTGATGTGCGCCTGGTGAACCCCTTAACCGCGTTTAATCAAGTGGTGAAAGTGAAGGGCGGCAACTTCATTGGTGGTGCCCAGGGTGTTGATAAACAATCAATATTTTTGAGCGGTGAAGCCCGTGCGCAAGTTGCTGGCAACACGTTTGATTTGAATGATGCGCCGGTTGCCGGGCGTGCAGCCATTCATGCCACCGTTGCCGATCCAACAGCGAACGCCACCACGTTTGGTTCATTGGTTGCCAAGGATAATACCTTCAACCGTATGGGCCGGGCCGCGGATCCTGCAATATACATTGAAGCCGGGTTTGGAATGTCAGTTCAAGCCAACCGGTTCTTTGATACGTTGGGCGCGGCCGTTGGTTGGCGTGGTGATGCCCGGCGCGTTCTTGTTACCAAAAACATCATTGATACCGTTTCAGCCGGATTGGCCGCCATTTATGTGCGTGCAAGCTTGAACACTCAAATTGGTAACGCTTGGGTTGTGAAAGGTAACAACATCATTGATGTGGCCGCCGGTGCCGGTATTTATATAGTTGGCGGGAATTCCAGCGCCGCCGAATTTGCGCGCAACTTGAAGATTGAAGGCAACAAAATAAACAACGTTGCCGCCGAGGGTATCTATTTGGATCAAATCAGTGATGCGTTGATTGGGTTGAATGAAATGAATGGCGGCGCCACCGAAGGCATCAGAATCAAAGCCATCAAGGGTTTGGTGAAACTGATATCCAATTCCGTGGAAGATCACACGGCCCAAGGCATCATCATGGATGAAGCCAGCGTGCAAACGGCCGCGCTTCATGTTGATTCAAACATCATCAACGGCTTGTTGGTTGCCGATGGCATCACGATTGATAACGTCACCACGGCCCGTGTTGCCGGTAACAAGCTTTTGAATCTGGTGAATGGTTTGGTGTTGGGCACGATAACCGCCGCGCTTCAAGCCCGTGGTAACGATTTCAGGGCGATAACAACGCCGCTGGCGATAACTGGCACATTGACCAACCCCGATTTTGGTGAAAACTTCATCAGCGGCGACAATGCAGCGGTGCCGCTTACGGTGGCCACCACGGCGGTGAATGTTTCAAGCCCATACCACACGATCACTTCCGGTTCCGTCACTGATTTGGATAACATAGGCGGCCCAGGTCGCACCGGTATGGTGGTGGCTTTGGAAATGGCAACCGGTTCAAGCGTGATCACCGCAAAGGATGGCACCGGTGATTTGGTTTTGGCCGGTGATTTTGCAATG